AATTCGTCTTCTCCAATTGATTTTACTACTACTTTTTTATTCTTCCACTTGCCAGTCAAAATAGTGTCTCCGACTTTTAAATCTATTTTAATCATTGCCATAAACGCTTTAATTTGTCTGTTTTTGGATCACCGATGGCTTTTCTAACAAACCTTTCTATATCTCCCTCTTTATATTTTTTAGTCTTTGTAAAATATGAGTCCCATTTTATAACAGCATCTAAAAATTTTTCACCCCATTTATGGCCACCCAATATTTTATCAACATTATAACCATGTTGCATCAAATCATTTTTCAAAAATAAATCAAATGTTTTTGCTCTTTCTTCTTTTATCAAGTCTTTCATTCTTATTTTTGACTCAGTCTGTTCTGTTTTGTCCTTTAAATTATTCATTATTTAGCCCTTCCGAATATATCTTTATTTGGATATTTAACTTCAAAAATTGATGGGTCTAATGATGTATAAACCACCCCGTCAATGGTTGCTGAATGAATATCATAAACATTGATCGAGTAATCAATTCCTGTGTTGTCAAACTTGTTTATAATTGAAACATTTGAAACTGTTCTAACTCCCTCAATTTTGTCGAGTAAAGTATAAATTTCTGATAAAACAATTGGCTGTCCAATATACCAATTTGTAATGTCAAAGTATATTCTTAATTCATCAATACATCTTATTACAACTTCTCTTTTATTTACTACATTTGGATATGTAATTATTTCGAATTCAACTTGTATATTGACAATATAGCCATCTTTTATATTGATAGCGTCGGTGACCATTCTATATTGATCCAAATAATTCTTCAAATTACTTTTCATTGCAGCATTTAAAGGAATTAAATTTCTATTGGAATCATATGCAAGACAGTATGCGTTCAGTGCAAGTGGATTTGGTATTCTTTCCAGAGGATTTCCTGAGTCTCCAACGGCAATTTGCTCATCCTGAATTATTTTAACCTTTGCAATTCTTCCATACTTTGGATGCATTGAAAGAATTCGTGTTTCATAATCTTCTGCAGTGACGCATCTGTCTTGGGCTGCAAAAAATGCCATTGCATTTTGTCTAATTTCTTCATTTGATTCTGTGCCACGTGAACCAACTGCAGGATTTGTATTTGAAGCTGCAATCGATGCTTTAACTCTACTTACTAATCCTGCATTCAAACCTGTTGAGTCTAATTCAATTTGAGCATTTGAAATTATATTTACGTCACCCACGGGCCTATTAGCAGCTTCATCTGTTCCTCTTACATATTTGATTGTCAATGTAGTATTTGCAGGAACTTGTCCGTAAGTTCTTGTATTCATAAAATTTCTTGGATCAATTGGATTATTAAAATATGTATATCCAATATTGTCTGGGTTGGGAACTAAAATTTCATCTGTGTAAGCAGACGTTCCAGCACCAAACTGTAGTTCTGTTCTGTTGTCAGATCTTACTCTACGTGTAAATCTTTTTGCTACCTTTTTGAATCTCAATAAATAAGGCACTGTATATTTGTATTGTGAATATTGTGAGCTTATTTCTGTAGCAACACTATCTAAAATTGTGTCTTGAGCCAAGTAAGGAACTTCATACCATCGATTACCATCAGAATCAAATATACTAATTATATCAATAATGTCTTCATCAGGTAAAACTATTTTAAAATATTTTTGAGGACTTCCAACTGTATATTGCTTTTCTGTAATTACTCCAGATGATGCTGTGACTTTTTTCTTTAAAAGAAAATATGTGACTTCATTTCCTGCTGCATTTGTTTCAAATACTGTCACTTCAGTATCTTGCGAACCTGATTCTGCAAAATCTATAACATCTTCAACTCTAAATGCAATATCTGAATTTGTTTCTGAAGAAACAGTTAGATCTTTAACTTTCAATGCATAATTCCAATCTGGTGTATATGGAAAACCGGTTGCTGGAATTATTTGATAAATATCTAAATTGGTATATGAGATGCCAGCAAGTTTTGGAATATAACTAAATGATTGTGCAATATTAACTATATTACTTCTATTTACTGCATGTTGAATCATTGATTCTCTTAATTGAGTATCAATATATAGTGATAGCATATCTGCTACATAAGAAGTCATTTCTATAAACATCATTCCCACACTGCTGTCACTAAAATCACTATATTCATTTGGAAAATATATCTTAGAAAAGTCTATCAAAGCATTTCTTGCATCTGAAAATCTCTTATCTAAATATTTTACATCTTTTATTAAATTTTTTGTTGGCATAGTTCTTCTTAATTAAATGTGTCTAAATATTTATCAGGAATTAATTCTGCTGGAATTTTTATTCCCCTTGAAAAATAATAATCTGGGCCAAATGGGCCCAATCTTTTATGTGTTAAATTTTGTCCTTTTCTTAACTTTATTTTTTTCCCACTCAATTCAATCTCAATATCTTTTAACAATCTTGTATTGCCTGCAGAATCTTCTTTTAAACTTCTCTTTTTATTGCTGTTGTACCATTTCTTTAATTTTTCATACTCATTATTTCCCATATTGTCTCTATAATATCTTGAAATATTTCTTCCTGCTCTCATCATTTGATTGAAATGATAGTCGCCCGGCGTATCTATATAATCATTTCCCATTATTTTTTTAATTTCTGATTCTGACATTTTGTCTATATTTCTAAGAAATTCTTCAAATGTCTTTGATGACGTTAGTTTATCTTCTCTTATTAAGCTTTTTAATTTCATGTACCAATCTCCAAGTTAATTGTGTCTTGCAATACAGGATTGTTTTTCAATGCAAATTCTAATTTTATCTTTAATATGTTCTGATCTACATTTGTATTGAAGTCTGAATTTATTTCTAAATTATTGATATTGACTTCAGGAATATATCTTATAACTTTTCTTTCAATTTCATTTGATAAAAGTTGAATTTGATCTTGTGTTATTTGCTCAAATACATATCGGTATAGTCCCAAACCGAAGTCTGGATTAAATGGACGTTCTCCCGGCATCGTCTTAAACAAAACATAAATTTTGCTTCTCACAGCCGACAGTGTGTCAAATGTTTGTTTAAAAAAGCCTGTATTACCTTTTATTATCGGATAATCGACATTAATTGCCTTTGCCATTAACGTGTTCTTTTATAAAGTGCAATCTTTACATTTTTAACTTCACTTGGAGATAACTCATACCTCTTAGGATCTTTTATCATTTTCTTTAATTCATCTTTTTGTATATTTTCAATCATACGCCAATCAGTTATTTCTTCATCTCTATCTCTTACCTCTGCTGCAGATGAATATTCACTTTCTTTTATTAAACTTTTGAGTAATAGTTTTTTCATTTTTTTTCCTAATTAATTCTATTTAATGGTTTGCCTCTAAATTTTTGTGCTTTCTCATCCATCTTGCCCAACAACTGTTTATAATTTCTGTTTAAAGCTCTTTCTAAATTTACTGAATTTGACATCATCATATTTGTGGCTGGTTGTGAACGATCATTTTCAAATAACATTCTGTCATCTACATATTTAAATCCATCATCACCCATATATTCTTTCAAATGAGGTGTCTTTTTATCTGTTATAAATTGTGCATTATTTGGAATATTATTTCTGACACCATTAACAGCGTCTGGATTGATATCCACTTTAACATTTTTTCCTAAGCTGCCGGCCATGTTTTGAGCATACTGCATATTTTCACTATCCATTCCCATTGAATCCATAAGGGCATTTCCTGTAAATCCACCACCACCTGAGTCGGGAATATACGGCGTAGAATTTAATATGTGATTTAGGACAGGATCTCTTGTAAGATATCTTTCTTCAACAACTTGTCTCTCTTGCCTCTCTTGATCGCCTTCAATGCGCTCTCTTTGCTTTATTTTGGGATATCTTTTTACAGCTTTTTGATCACTCAACAATTCTGATATTTGTGAAGTTTTTCTTTTTCCTGTTTTGAGATCAATTTTGTTTTCCAGCAAAATTCCTATCAATTGAGACTTAACTTCTTCTTTGATAGTTTTCTTGATTGCTTTTAATTCTTCTTGTACGATTCTTTTAACAAGTTTTTTTGTCTCAGCCTGCAGTCTTTGTTTGACTATTGCATCAACTAATTTCACTAACTTTACGTCATCCATCAACTTTACTCCTTTTTTTCATTATAGTAATAAATATAAAAAAACCAATTATTTTATGCCTATCCACGGAAAAGGTGTAGGAATAGTGCCCCCACCCGGAATTGGAACTAATGCTGTGTTAATTCCTGTTATTGAATTTGCGTGTATCTTGAAACAAAAAATTAAATTCTTTGCCAAAACTGAAGGATCTTTAGTATTCTTAATTGGAAACTTTATTGGTGTCCCTGGATATGTGACAACATTTGTGACAACAGAAACTGCTCCCGGTGGGGGAACCATTATTTGCATCTTAACAGTTGTCCAATACAAAACAACTCCTAACGCAATTTTCTTTGAAACGTCATCCAAAGGTTTTCCTCGTCTAGCATCCAATAGAGCAATGTATATATAATTCTCCAATAATGACTTATTAGCTGATACTATTCCATTCTGATACTGCGTCTTTCCTGTCTTAATATAAGAATCATATTTGTCAGATAGAAATTTTGCTAAATCTTTTTCTGATTTTGCTTGATAACCACTCAAATATGTTTTTGTTTGATTTTCAAATATGTTCCATGGAATTGGCATTTTACAAAGTTTTATTCTGCTTAGATAGAATTTTTCTTAATTTAGTTTTGATTGCCGCATACTTTGCAGCATTTTCAGGAGGAGTGCTTTTCCCCGCCCCCGTCATATGTGTCTCTACAATCAGTTCAGTTAATAAATCTGATAACAGTTCTAACAATTCATTTCCTAAAACTAAAGGTTCAGTAGCATCCTTGCCTAAAATTATTTCTTTGCTGTCGACATAAGTTCCTGTTTTTGCAATCACATTCAATTTATCTAATGTTGTCAGCCCAATATTTTCTGAGGAATCAATTGCTACATAACCATTTGTATTTAATATTATTCCTTTATTTGCAAATATCATTAACTCTTCTTTTTTAGTATTGAAAATTATTCTATCAGAATTTATAATGACTTGATTGCCCTCTAAAGTGTTTGGTGCATTCCTTGCTGATTTCAAATAATATGACTTACCTTTTGTGATTGGATTTAATTCTACTATCTCATCACTTGTGATCCATAGAGAATTTCTATCATCATTGATATTCTCTGCATAGGGTTCCAGTGGAGCTGATTTATCGACTGTGTTAGACTGTCCTATAGTGACTTTAATGGTGGGTAGATTGGTTTCTGGATTGTTTCCTAATCTTATATTGTTTCCAAAACGCCCTCTTACAATAACGTCTCCCTCTTCAGGTGAAAGCGGTTTAATATTTACATTGTTGCCCTTAAATGTGTTTCCCAATGAATCATCATTATTTGTTGATTCTCTTTGAGGTATGTTTGATATGGAAACTTTTTCATATTGTTCATTGTTATCTTTGTTGCCATTTGAAGTTTCTGCAACAATCGGAACAGCATTATTATTAATACTATTTAAAAAATTTATTGGATAAACATAAAAATATCTTCCCAAATATTGTATGAGATTAACTATTTCTTTTTTTATCGGATACATTACAAAATATGAGTTGGCTGGCCATGCCCAAATTAAGGTGTCTTCCTCAGAATCTTTTTGTCTATCAAGCAATCTAACTTTTGCTTTTCCAATATCTTCATTATTATTAAATTGTGGATGATCTTTATTATATATTACATCAACAACTTCGGCCGCATCAAATTGATAATACTCGTCTCCACCCGATAGTCCACCCATAGATGACATTGCATTGCTGTCACTGTATAAATTAAATCCCGATTGATATTGGAGTGATGCGCCCTCAAGTTTTGTTTTACGTCTCATTAGTTTTTCTCACTTACTAATTCTACTGCTTTCTGTTCTTCTTTTTTAATAAAGTCTTTAGCCTTGACTACCATTGTAGACAAAGTATCAATCTTTTTATCAATTTCTTCTTCAGTCAATCCTACATCTCTCAATCCACTGTTTTCAAGTAATTGTTTCTTCTCTTCCATTGATAACAATTTTTCTGGATCTGAACTATCTTGTGCATCTTTTTTGTCTAAAATCTTTTGAATTATTGTGGCCAATTTAACAAGTTGCTCATCATTCTTTACTGAAATTTCTAAAATTTCTTTTATTATTGGCAATAAAATGGATGCACTTGTCACGTCTTTTAATATGCCTTTAACACTATCTAAAACGCCATCAATTTTCTCTTGTTTGTCTTTTGAATTGTTGTATATATCTCTAAAAACATCAGCCAAGCTTTTGTCATCAAAAATTTTTGTGTCTTTGTCTATCATAGGGCTTCTTTATTAAGTGGTTAAAAATAACACATTTATATATAAATATATGATTTTTCAATTTTTAAAATAAAAAAGCCCTCCGAAGAGGGCTGAAATTACTTGCGCTTTTGAATAGTTCGTTGTTTTGTAGTGCTTTTTTGCTGTTTTACATTATTTCGCTTTGTAGTATTCTGCTTATTTGGTGCTCTATACTGTTGCTGCTTTCTATTATTTGGTGCTTTATACTGTTGCTGCTTTCTATTATTTGGTGTTTGTTGTTTATAAGTTTTGCTCTTATAAGTTTCATTGTATCTTTTCTGTAAATTTATGTCTGTTTTGAAGATTCTATCTTTGCTTATATATTTTCTATTTCCATAATTTCTTAATCCGTGACTGTTTCTAATATAATGTCTTGAATAATCTCTATGGCTGTAGTGATTTGTGTAATGACCGTAGTAGTATGAATATGGATGATAGTAATAAACAACATACCAGTTATAATACCAATCATAGTGATGTGAACACCAATTATTTATTGACACATGATATGTTCCACATGCAGGGCACCAATACATTTCATAATAACAATAATCACAATAAAAATTGTAATCTATGTAAATGCAAGCATTTGTTTGCGCATAAGTGTCTGTAGTTTCAAATGTAGTATAACATCCACTTAGAAAAAATGTGATTAGCAAAAAGAATAATAATTTTATTTTGTTCATTTATATACTCCTGTTTATATTAATAAGTATACAAATGATGCCATAAAAATAGTTTCTTTCTAATTCATAGCTTCAAAATAAGTTTACAAAAATATACAGTGTGTACAATTTCGCTATACACTATAGCAATATCATTGAAAATATTAACAGTATAACAAATGCTGAAGGAAACGTTATTTTATCAATTACTTGAGGCTTTGTCTCAATATGCCCCGTTGTCATATATTCTTCTTTCAAAGCTTTATAAACAGTTCTTATTTTATCCAACACTCTGGTTATGTGTGTTGCTTTGTAGTTTGTCATATCACGTATCATGATGTAAATATTCTTTTTGCTAAAATTTTCAATAGATTCATAGTTCTGAAGCAATTGAATAACAGCATTGGCTATCTTTAATTCGCGTTGTTTTTTAAACATACTATCAAGATTGTTTTCCAAATAAATTATTACTTCATCGATGAATTGTTGGTTGTCTTCTTTAATATTTTGACCAACAACATGATAGTCTTCTATTTCCAATTCATGATCATTGTTTTCAACTTCTTCGGAATCAATACTTAAATCTGTTTTCATTTTCTTATAATTACCCTGATTGCTAATAATCAAATAATTTTTAGCCGCCTGACCAAAATATGAAAATGCTTTTCCCTTATTTGCATCATACTTATTTAGATTCAATATTAAATGAGATACTACATCTGCTTTTTTATTAGTAAACTTTTCAGGAATATATGGGAACTTAAATGTGTTGATTATATTTTCTGCTAGTTTTTCCAATGCATATTTTATATACTCATTATATATTTGATTTCTAATTAAGGAGTCTTCTTCTCCATTATAACGAACTATAGCCTGTTCTACTGTTTCATCAAAATAAAATTTACTTCTCTTCTTCCTCGTTTTCTTCATCTATAGTCTCTTCTCCAATAATTGTGGCAATTTGATTATTTAATTCTGTAATCTGAAATTTGAGTGTTTTAAAGAACCAACCCACATCATCATCACCCTCAAATATTTGTAATCTATCTATTGTGTGAAGTTTGTCTAATGAAATTTTCATCCATGAAACTATTTTATTAAGTGCTGTTGCGCGTGCTTCATCTGTTTTTTCTAACATTTCTTCACACACATTGACTTTGTTGAATAGATTTCGAATAATATATAACAATACACATATTATTACTGTCAAAGCAATTATTATTATCAGCATAGTCTACTCCTTCTTTTTAAAAAAATCTGCTGCAGCTTGCTTTACTGCATCTGAATTTATTTCTTTCTTTTCTTTCTTTGTTTTCTTTTTAGTTTCTGTTTTTACATTTGACAATTTCCATAAATCTCTTTCAATAGACATCGCCATCATGTCTGCATGATGTAAAATTACTGGAAGATTATCATCTAATTGTTTATATTCACTATAACCTTGCAAATAAGTTTTATTTCCTTCATCATACATTCCATCATGAAGTAATATTGCTATTGTTTCTGTTTGAGTTAATGTTATTCCATATTGGCTTAATAACCATAAACTTCTGTCTGGAACTGTCATGAATCGAATCTTAGGATTAATAATGTAGATTTCGCCTCGTTCTTTTCTCCATCTCTCAGTATGAGTCATATAATAGGGTTCATTTAAGTCACCAATTTTTCCTAAATCATGATTGAGGGCTGCAAATATTCTTTCTTCATTAGTGTGATTTTTTGTTGCTCCTGACTCCTCCCAGAGTTTATCAATTAATTCAGAATATCCAATGACATTATTGACATGGACAATATATCCACCGGGATAAGCTCCATGAAAATATTCTTTGTAACTTGCGGGACAATATAAAATTCTCTCTTGAAGATCATTATAAAGCTTTAATAGCTTTTCTTTTCTTTCTCCAGTAAAAGTTTTATTTATAGTTTCAATCAATGTGTCCCATATATCCATCAATTGTTCAGCTGTTAAATCAGTCATATAACCCTCTCTTTTTTATTTTACATTGTTGCATATCTTGTATAGTCAATAGTTTCTTTTACCCAATTTTTTATTTTACCACTATTATAAACTCCAGTAGCCAAAAACCAACTTCCATGATTGTCGTATTCTGATCTTAAATAAGCGGATGCCAAATTGGTGCTCAATGGTATGTTAAACATTAAGTCTTCCTTTGTTATTTTACCATCTTTCACTCTTCGTATTCTATTGTTAACCATGTTCCCTGTTGACAATATGATTTGCCAAGGGCCAAATGCATCTGCAATTGAAGTTCTATACGGATTATAGTCATACTGAAGTGGACCTCTGTATGTTGTTTCAAGTCTTGCCATCCTAAACATAACTCTTTCTGAGTTGCTATCTATTTTTGCATACTTCTTTGTATTAAAATACATTTGAACACTTGGTATACTTTTATCTATATATTTAAAAAGCATCTGTTTTTCTACTTTATTACTAGCACTGCGATTTGGGCTCACACTTGTCGATACACACAACATCGCAATGAAAAGTACAATTAATAATTTCATTGTCGTCTCCTAATTAATTTGTAGTTTTATCGTAGTCTTCTTTAACCTTTTTAGCAACGACTGCAAAAACCGCAATTGATATTGTGTCAGACAATATGTATTCTACTTTATTTGTTTTTCTTTCTATTAATAATATTCTATCTGTTTCAGGTAAGTTGCCAACTTCATATTCTTCAAGCATTATTATTTTTGGGCCCTCATCTGTTGTCTCAAAGCTTTGTAAAGCACTGTTTGATAAAAATCCTACAAATAATAACGCAATTCCATAAAGAACTAATAAAATTTTTGATTTCATTAATTTAGTGTCCTTTGTTGTTAAAGAAATTTGATTTAATATTGAGTCAATAACCTATTTTCCTTTATATTTCGAATTGTAGACTTTTTTTAATTCTTCCCATTTTGATTTGTATTTTGATGGAATTTTGTCTGTCTTAAATAACCTTGAAAAGCTTTTTACTGTAGATCCTACAACATAATTTGGGCCTGCATAATATTCCATAAATTCTTCACCTTGCTTTTCACCCTTAACATATATACCATATGTCATAAAAGAATCTTGATTTAAATGCCCCTCAATAATATCACATTCTGGATTGTGTTTTTTATGAGAATTAAATTTTATTTTCTCAAAGTTTTCCTTTATTAAGGATGTCATTTTCATTTTTGTGCCCTCACTGTTTGGTGGACTAGCGGGGAGTCGAACCCCGGTCTTGACAAAACTAAATTCAAGTCATTCACAAGCTTAGTTGCATTTTTTAGAAAACATAGTCAACAAAAACTCTCCATTCATTTTGAACTTTGAAAAGTCATCCATGTTTTTAATAATTATTAGACTTCGGCTTCATCTAACATTATGCTTACGTTTTTTACCACGTCGGATTGTAAGCACCGACGGTTTCAGCTTTGTTAAGCCAAAACTACTTCTTCAGATGCACCTACGAAAGCAAGAGCGTCTGCAAAAGTAAATGAAGATTTCTCTTCTGCGTTTATTTTGTTTTGAACTTTTAAGGTTGTATCTTACCTGCTTGCACTTTCATTCCCATTATTATCAATCGAAACCAGAACTAGCCCGTCTTTTGTAAATTAAGCTCCATTAAGCTATAAATATTAAAGTTTTTTCAAATTTTTATATATATTGAATAAGCTAATCAAAAGTAAATCTGTGTTCTTTAATTTAACAATTTCTTCCAATTCGTCTTCCGTTACCCACAAAGTTTCAGATGCTGCTTCATATTCAGATCCATCACCTGTTATTGCAACAGGTTCATATTCTAAAACTTGAAAAACTGCAATATTTGTTCGAGATGCTGTTATTTTTGCTACAGGAATATGTCCCTTAAAATAAATCATTCTAAAATCACTCATTGCAATCCCTGCTTCTTCTTTCATTTCTTTCATTATGGTGGATGCAACATCTTCATTTTCATCAATTTGTCCCGACATAACTGTATAATACAGTTTTTCTCCTGATTCGTCTTTTATGAAATATGGTGGACAAAATTCTTTACGTATTCCTATCTCACCATTTAATATTGGAAACATAATTACACCATCCTTTTCAAGAACAGCCTCATACGGATGATCTTTGGGTGAAATTATTTTAATATATTTACCTGTCCACAATACTTCAAAATCCATATTGCTCCTTATGAATGTGCCGGTGGCACATTTTCAATTATAAAATTATGATACAGCTTTTCATTGTCAACATGTTGAACAATACTTTGAGATACTTTCAAGTTTTTAGTCTGACTCAAAGCTTGATTATAAGCATTCTCAAATTCATCTCCTGTCATCAGACTTTGGGATGTTAAGATATTTTTCATAGCTTTAACACTATGTAATAAAATTGAATTAGTATTAACTAATCTTCTGTGCTCATCTCCTAAAACCTCTATGAACTGATATATTTCATTAAAAGATTCTGCTACATTATTTTCAAACTCATGTCCGGGTGATGATATTATTTTTTTGTGATTTTTCTTCATACTAATAAATATCTTATTTGTAAAATTTCCAACCATCCTTCAAATATTTATCTAAATGCTTGAATTTAATTGTTTCTAAAACTTCTTCTTCTTCACTCATACCAAGACGCTTAATTTTCTTATATACAGTTATATGTTCATTCCTGCCAATTTTTTTCTCTGCAACATAAGGTGCAGGTCTTTCATCTAAATCAGTAATTAATATTCCGTGTAAATGATTAAACTCGTGTTGGATTGTAAATGACTCCAACAATTCTATTTCGTCAACTTGTCCCCCATTCCATTCAACTCCGAACCATTCTGGTTCCTGTAGATTGTCAGCTGAAACTTTGATTCTTAAATGACGAGTAATAGGGACTCTCTTTTTAGGAATCGACAAACAGCCCTCATTGAATTGACTTGTTTCTTTACTCAGCTCAATCACATCTGGATTAATAAAATATAATGGGTTCTTTGCATGAACTACAAATACTGAAGCATTTATTCCAATTTGATTTGCTGCTAACCCTACGGCAACTCTTTTCTTTTGATTTAAATGATTTAGTGTAATCAATAATTTTCCAGCAATCTTTTCACCCAATTCCAAAGATACAGGTTTTGTATGATGTGATAAAAATTCTTCATGTTCAGGGACAGTCAAGACCCTTTCGGGTCTTAACCAAAAATCATCATCCATATTTTCTAAATTATCAAAATACATTTATTCTCTCCCTTATTTACAGCCTCTCCATGTGTAAGTTCCATCGGCATTTCTTTTTCCAGAAACTTTCTTGCTGTTATTAAAAACATATTTGAGTTTTGGTTGATTATTTATTAGTGCTGTAAAATCAAAACCGTCTCCAGCAATTGCACTATATTTACCATCTTCATTTTGAATTACTTGTGCAATTATTTTTTCTCTATTTGTAGAGATAGCTGGCCCATCTTCAGTTGGTGGTGTGTAATTACTTATTTTTTTTTCTAATTTTGCTTCTTCATGAATATTTGCAAGTTGTTCCATTTTTTTCTCCTCTTCTAGATTTTTTTCTCTGATTGTTTTTCGTGGCTTTTTTCTTTTATTTCGTATTGCTTCAATGTCTGTGGGCTCTAAAGTTCCTTTCAGCTCAGGTTTTTCTACACCCAACTCATATACGGTGCCATCTCTGTGAACAAATTGCCCCATTAATCTCCAACCTTTAGTATAACCGTTGTCCAATTCTTGCTGCAATTCTTCTTTTGTTTTTAATAACCTTGCTTCAGGTGGTGCTAAAGTAGTTGTGCATTTCCAACAACTAACAATTTCAGTTGCTGAATCAACCCAAACTAATCGACCACATTTACAATAAAGACTTTTTGTAGAACTATCTTTAATAATAGAAAGTTCTCTTTCTGAAAGTTTCCCTAATTTTCTTTTTGCCATTGTTTACTCATTTTATTTTTATGTATAATACTAATATACTAAATTCTAGTGACAAAATGAAATGCTCTTTTATTCATCGGGCTCTCTCCAATTGGCAGATTGCCACCTTCGAATTATAGGTTCCTTTTTCTTTTTGTCATCTAATGGCTTTTTTTCACCTCCCTCTGGCTCTGTTTTTGTTTCAGTTGGTTCTTTTGATTCAGGTTCTAATAGTGAATCTACATCTATTGGCTCTGATACTTCTCCCTTTTTAAAGTTTTCCACGGATTTATCTATCATTTCTATAGTATTTTCAAAAATAGAATCATCTAAAATTCCTGTAAATTTTTCTTCTTCTTTTTTATTAAATATCTTTTTAGCTTTGTCAACAAAATGCTCTGTAAATTCTGGTTGTTCTTCATGTGCTCCTTTGGTCTTTTTTAAATAAAGCATATTTGCTGCAACTATAAGTGCAACTGCTAATGGATCAAATACGAAAACCAAAATCAATATAAACCATTTAATTACATCATCCATTGGCATATCAAATGCTTCAGCTATATAAGTGAGTGGCCCAAGTTCTCCTTTTATGTTTGCAGATTGCAAATCAATTATTCTTAAATCATAAACACCAATTGAATCTTCCATTGCAGAAATTTGAGTCTCCAATTGAACTATTTTTGTTTCACTTTCTTTTATGTCTTCTCTTGTTCTTGTTATTGATTGCCCTCTTGAGGTCAATGAGTCTGCTCTCATTTGATTTGAAATTTTAGTCTTGAGTTCAAGCTGTTTGTCATTTTGAAGTCTGTCTTTTCTATCTTCAAAAAATACTTTTTTGCTTTGTAATATACTTGCTTGCTTTTCAATAACTGTATAATCACCTTTTGTTTCTTGATATGCTTCAGAAAGATATCCAAATATTCCTGCTGATGTTATTCCCATCAAAACAATTAATGCAAATGTTAAATAAGATTTGTGCAACCATGCCATTGTTTTCCAATTTCTATATAATAATGATGCAACTACAATTTTCCCTGCTTCTATTGCTCCTGCCATTATTGCCACTTGTAAAAAGTGACCCGAAAAAGCAGTTGCTATTCCCGTCACTGAAAACAATGCTGCTGTTGCTGCAATGACCAGTGCAGAAACTATTACTAAATATAAAAAAGGTTTCACTAATTTTCTCCCATTATTGATGTTTTAATGCAACCCTTTACTATCTTGGTAACTCTTCTTGCTCTTTGTCAACCAATTCAATAGCTTGTTCAGCAACCAGATTTGTATCTTTTATTATTTGTAAAATCTCTTTAGGTGTATATCTTTTTTCTTCTAACCCTCGTGTCAAAAAATTTAACTTCATGTGTATTGTATCTAATTTATTTGAAACATCTGTTTTGTATCTCATCATAACTATTCCTTATTATAAATATTAAATTCTGTATAATTTTTGTTATTAAAATTGGCAATTCTATCCTCACATTTATTATAAATATCTAAATCTTTTTCAAAACCAATAAAATCTCTATTAGATAATTTACAAGCAATTGCAGTAGTGCCACTTCCCATAAAGGGATCTAATATTAAATCACCCTCATTTGAACTTAGTCTTATTAATCTTTCCATTAACATAACGGGTTTTTGTGCTGGATGGATTTGCTTATCTGATTTTGAAAGATAAAATGGTGATGTGTATGTCCAAACATTTCCCAAACCTGTCCATCTAACTCGCTTTCCTGTTTCATCTAAAAACCAACCTCGAGGACGCCCATCTTTCATATAAGGTGTCACAACTTCTCTTAACATTTTCAGTGGATTGTAAGTAATATCCCCACCGGGTTTTGTTGCATAAAAAATATCTTCTCTCTGTGATTTGAGATGTTTGGAAGCTCCCCTGCCCTTTTGTCTTGCCCAAACAACTGAATTTCTTAAATCAACTTTGAAATACATTCTTAACAATTTATAAAACTCATGACTGATAAATGTTTCACCATCTTTGCTACAATGAGCCATAAAACTCCAAAGTGTTGCCCCGGGTTTCATTACCCTAAAGCATTCACTCAACCACATTGAATGAAAGTCTTCAGCCTGATTATCCCAATCTTTGTAGCCAATCAAATATGGCGGATCAGTTGTTACTGTATCGACACTATTATTTTCTAGTTGATTGGCTAAAAAATCTATGTTTGATACTTTATTTCTTGTCATCTGGTATCTGTTCTGCAGCTTTTTCATCATATTCAACTTCTCCAGTTTGAACATAATTTAAAACCGTTTTGCCAAGTGAAGCATAAGCTCCTCTTGTATTTACACTATTCACTGAAAAATGTTTTGTAATACCAATATTGTGTGCATCATCAAACTTGTCCATATCAACACCGAGATATAAGAACTGCCAGCCAAATTTCTGTTGTTCTTCAATCATCTTTTTAACTGCATCAGATGTATATTCTGCTGATGAATTTTCTTCACCATCAGTCATTATAACAAACATTACATCTTGTTTTTTTGCAAGTTCATTTATTGTATTTCCAATTGTGTCCCATAATGGAGTGCCATTATTTGGTTTGTAGTTTTCGGTGCTGAGATCTGCAATCTCATTTATATCCATATCCATATATCTTTTTTCTATTTTTGCAGTGTTAAATAGTATCAGTGAAAATTTTATCCTTGCTTCCTTAATTTCTTTCTGCTGTCTAAGAAAACTATTAAATCCACCGATTGTGTCATTCAATATAGAATGCATGGAACCTGTTTCATCCAGTAAAAATACTATATTTACTTCTTTCATTGTTTTTCTCCTATAAGGTTATTTTTTCTTCTTCTGAGGGATCGAGATCATAAATTGAAGCAATTTGTGCTTTCAAATCTGAAAACCAATCAATTCCATATTTGGTAATGATATGTGAAAAATCTTTGATGTCATGATCTCTAATTTGAAAAATAAGATTGCCCAGTTTATCAGTTTTTATTAATACATGCATCAATTCATGAAGCACCAAAATTTTTCTTGTCTCCTCATCCAACTTGTCCCAGGCTTCTCCTGAAAATTCAATTATATAATCAAAATCAGAAAAGAACTTTGTGTGTTTATGTGCTTTATAACAGCGACCTACTGTATGCACAGTTATGTGAGGATAAACTAAAAGATATTCTATCTTAGCTCCCTCTACATTTACTACTTTTTCATTTGTAATTATTTCATCAGCAATTTTACGAATATCATTAGATACTATATATTTTTTGCAGTTGATTTCTTTTTCTTGTGTTTGTGCCATTTTATAACTCCTTATTTTTGTTTAAAAATTCCATAAAACTTCCGCCTTTTGTTCCGCCATGACCGTCAGGTCTGCATTGCCAATTCAAAAATTTATAATAAATTTCATTAAAATATTGATATATATCAACTTCATCTTCTTGTATTGGAAAGAAATGATAATTTTGAGTTAAATTTTTAAATGTAAAATGTTCATAAGCATTGGGCCTATTTTCTATTTCCTGACGTGTTCGATAGCATCCATTAAATTCATCGATTTCAAACACCATCATATCATTTGGGCGAACTAAATATTTGCTCATTTTATTTCATTTATTGTTTTTATAATTCCATTTAATATTGCTGGAGGAATTTGCCCAAGTATTCTACCACAACCCTCGCAAGGATGTGTTTCATGATTATAGCACCCTATATGATTGCAAGGTTGTTTTTGTTTACTTAGTTCAGCAATTAAATCTTTTTGAATCCATTCAACTGCATTTGTAAAATGATTTGATAACATGACATTTTTGTCTGCATAATTTGCTAACTCTTCAATGTCATTCGGAATCCTTTCACTATTCCAACCAAAATATCCAAATATTGTTCTCATTGTTTATCCTAAAAATCTTATTGTAAAATCAAATGCTTCATCTAATGTTTCACAAATTATTGTTGCAGATTCTCTAACCATTGAATGATCATGAACATTTTTTAAAATATCATCATCAACATGGCTTAAAACTAAACGTTTTGATATATCTTCATTTAATAAAGCACGAGATGTAGGTTCTTCCATAATTAAAATAATTGGGGTGTTTAATATTGCTGCAGCCCCAATTTCCAATATTGTTCCAATTGATATTCTACTTG